CTGATCGAGGCCATCGAGGCCATGCGCATGGCGGTGCAATCCCTGACCCGCACCATGGGCCAAATGCAGCCCGACACTGCCGCCCGCATGCGGGTGGCGGTAGACAGCATCAGCGGCGGCCTGACGCTGACCACGGTCAGCACGGTCAACACGGTCGCCACCCTGACCAACCAGGCGCAGATCGGCGGCTTGGCCGCCACCGAGCACATCCCCTCCCTGATGCGCCTGGGGGCTGACAGCGTCCGGCGCAACATCACCACGAGCTAGACCACCATGCCCACCACCAACGGCAACCGAAAAATTCTTGATTTAAAGCGCTGGGAGTTTTGCACCCCCTCGCCAATCGCCACCGCCTCCGCCGCGTTTGTGGTCAGCTCACGCCACTACCGGCAGCAGCAGATGCTGGTCGCCAGCGCCACTGTGGCCTACCTCTACCACCCCTCCGAAGACGGCTGGGCCCAGCTACCCTCGCCCGCGCTGGCGGGGGCCTTTGCGGCCGGCGCCTGTGGCACCAGCGTCAGTGTCGGCCCGGCCGGCACGGCCACGGCGGGCACCACCAGCACGCTGACCACCAACCTGACCCTGGCGCGCGACCTGCGCGGCTACAGCATCCACATCACCGGAGGCCCCAACGCCGGCGGGGTGCTGCCCATCGTCAGCAACACCATTGGCACCAACGCCGTCATCACGGTGGCGACCCAGGCCAGCGCCTTCACGGCGGCCAGCACCTACCGGCTGATGACGCCGCGGTTTTACGTGCTCAACGCGGTTGCGTCTGCCGGCACCACCACCGCCAACGTGTTCAAGTTCTACGACCTGGCGACCAACACCTGGGTGGCGGCAGAGACCGGCGCTACTGACGGCGTCGCGCCGGCGGCCGTCATCGGCACCGATGGCCGGCTGATTGCCACCCCCAGCTGGCTCGATGAGGGCTTTGCCCCGTTTGCCACCGGCACCGCCACCAGCGCTACCGGCACCACCCTGGTCAACACTGGCAAAGCCTGGACGGTCAACCAGTGGGCTAACTCGCAGGTGCGCATCACTGCCGGCACCGGCGCGGGTCAGGTGCGCAGCATCACCAGCAACACCGCCACCACGCTGACGGTGCCGACCTGGACCACCACGCCCGATGCCACCAGCGTCTACGCCATCGAGGGCAACGACGACTACATCTACTACATGGGCAGCGGCGCCGTGACCCTGTTCCGCTACTCAATCAGCGCTGGCACCTGGACCACGCTGTCGCCCGGGGTGGCCCGTGGCGCGGCGCCCGGCACGGGGATGTCGGCGCACTGGATCTGGGGCGTCACCGCCAACGACTGGAACGCCGAGAACAGCAAGCTCAACGGCCGCTACATCTACAGCTTCAGGGGTGGCGCGGGCGCCCTGCTGGATCGCTACGACATCGCCCTCAACGCCTGGGCTGCCGTCACCTACGCGCCGGCGGTAGAGACCTTTACCACCGGCACCAAGTACGTCTACACCGGCGACTACATCTACATTCAAAAAGATTCGACCGGCCGCTGGTTCCGCTACAACGTGGCCACCCATGAGCAAGATGGCTTTGGCACCATGACCTACACCCAGGGCGCTGCGGTGCTGGGCGACACCGCCTTTGACGTGACCTACCACGACGGCGCGCTGGACATCACCTACATCTACATGATCCTCAACACCTCCACAGTGATGCTACGGCAGATGGTCATATGAACATGAACATTCCCAGCTTGATTGACATGTGCAAAGCGCAGCTTGTCAACCTCAGCCAACTGCGCGCCAGTGCCGAGAGGCTGGGGGACGTGGCGCAGGTCATGGCCATCGACGCCCAGGCCGCGCAAACGCAGACCACGCTCAACCAGCTGCTCAGCCTGCCCAGCGCCGGCGCTTAACACCAGCCCGTCCCTATGCTGCTGCTGCTGCGCCTGCTGCTGGAGGCCACCGCCCCGCCCCCGGCCCCGGTCTTACCCCCCGGCGGCTACAGCAACGCTCCTCTGGTGTGGCGCCCCTACCTGCCCGCCAAAAACCGCCGCCGCCGGCGTGAAGAGCAAGAGCTGCTGTTCCTGGGCAACTAAACAAAACATGGAGCGCGCCCGCTCTGCAAAAAACGTCTAGTTTTTTGGCTTAAAAACTAGACACACCGGGCGCCACAGTAGCGCCCATGCCGAACCCCACACCGCAACCCACGCAGCAACCCACCGCACCTGACAGCCTGCCCGCTGGCCTGCTGCGCCACCTGCCCGGCGGCCGCAGCACCCGCGCCCTGACCGTCGAGCGCGCTGCCGTCAACCTGGAGGCCCGCACCGTCGAGCTGGCCTTTGCCTCAGAGACTGGGTATGAGCGCTACTGGGGCGTCGAGATCCTGGACGTCACCGCCACCAGCATGCGCCTGGGCCGCATGGGCAGCGGTGCTAACCTGCTGTGCGATCACGACAGCCGCGACGTGGTCGGCGTGGTCGAGTCCGTCACCATCGGCGCTGACCGCATCGCCCGCGCCGTCGTGCGCTTTGGCAAAAGCGAGCGCGCCAGTGAAGTTTTTCAAGACGTAGCCGACGGCATCCGCCGCAATGTGTCAGTCGGTTACATGATTCACAAGGCTGTTTTGGTCGAGAGCACGGATGGGCTGGACACCTACCGCGTCACCGACTGGGAACCTTTTGAGGTGTCCATGGTCAGTGTGCCCGCAGACGCCTCGGTCGGCGTCGGGCGCAGCGCCGATGCCATGGCCACAGCCGCCACCCCCGGCACCGCCCCCGCCGCCCTGGCCACCCCGGCCACTCCCGCCCCCACCGCCACCGTTACCTTACATCAGAAAGCCATCACCATGGACAAAATCGAAGTCGTCGCCGAGCGCAACCACGCCGCCGAGATCAGCAAAATCGCCGCCACTATCCCCGGCGGCGCCGAGCTGGCCATGAAAGCCATCCAAAACGGCAGCACCGTCGAGCAATTCCAGCAAGACTGCCTGCGCGCCCTGGCCTCCAAGCCGCTGCCCAGCTCTGACATCGGCCTGACCAAAGCCGAGGCCAAGCGCTACTCCATCCTCAAGGTGGCCCGCTACCTGGCCAACCCCGATGCCTCCAGCTACAACGACATCGGCTTTGAGCGCGCCTGCTCTGAGGCCGCCGCCAAAGTCATGGGCCGCGCCGCCCAGGGCGTCTACCTGCCGTCTGATGTGCAAAAGCGTGACCTGGTGGTCGGCACCGCCACCGCCGGCGGCAACCTGGTGCAAACCGACGTGCTGGTCGGCAGCTTTATTGACGCCCTGCGCAACGCCATGGTCATCGACCGCCTGGGCACCCGCATGCTCACCGGCCTGGTCGGCAACGTCGCCATCCCGCGCCAAACCGGCGGCGCCACCATCTACTGGGTGGCAGAAAACACCGCGCCCACCGAGTCGCAGCAGTCCATCGGCCAGGTCACCATGTCGCCCAAAACCGCCGGCGGCTTCACCGACATCGGCCGCACGCTGATGAACCAGACCAGCCTGGACGTGGAAAACTTTGTGTTGAATGACCTGGCCGTCAACCTCGGCCTGGGCATTCAGCAAGCCGCCATCAACGGCAGCGGCGCCAGCAACCAGCCCAGCGGCCTGCTGACCCGCATCACCGCCAGCGTCATCGGCGGCACCAACGGCCTGGCCCCCACTTGGCAGCACATGATTGACCTGGAGACCAATGTCGCCGTGGCCAATGCCGATGTCGGCAACATGGCCTACCTGGTCAACGCCAAGGTGCGCGGCAAGCTCAAGTCCACCCAAAAGTTTGCCAGCACCAACGGCATGCCGGTGTGGGACAACGGCGCCACGCCGATCAACGGCTACCAGGCCGCCGTCACCAACGCCGTGCCCAGCAACCTGGTCAAGGGCACCTCGGGCAGCACCTGCTCGGCCATTTTGTTCGGCAACTTCAGCGACCTGCTGATCGGCATGTGGGGCGGCGTCGATCTGATCCGTGACCCGTACGCCAACAGCACCACCGGCGGCGTGCGCATTGTGGCCCTGCAAGACGTGGACATCAACGTGCGCAACGTCGAGTCGTTCGCCACCATGGTCGACGCCCTGACGGTCTAAGTTGACGCTTTAAGCCAGGCCCAGCTGGCTTAAAGCTCAAGGCCAACCCAGCCCAGCCACCCCCATGTTTGTCGAAAACACCGCCGCCTTCTTCAGCAACTTTGGCCAAAGCGCCACGGTTGGCGGGGTGGTGGTGTCGGCCATCTTTGACAAGGGCTACACCCTGGGCAGCGTCGGCCCCATTGGCATGGCCAGCAGCCAGCCCATGCTCACCCTGGCCACCGCCAACGTGCCGGCCAACCCGGTCGGCACCAGCGTGGTGGTGGGCAACAACGACGCCTATGTGCAGACCGACTACGCACAGCCCGGCTACGCACCCGGCTCCGCGTTTTACTACCTGGTCGGCGCCCATGAGCCAGACGGCACGGGCATCAGCCAGCTCATGCTGGAGGCCGTCTAACCATGGCCACCCAGCTCAGCGCCATTGTGGGCGCCATGGTCGCCGTTTTGGGCACGGCTACGGCCGTCAGCCCGCAGATCTACCGCGCCCGGCTGCGCCCGCTGGCGGCCCAGCACACCAACGCCGTGGTGGTGCGCGTACTCTCAAGCACCCCGGCCCGCGCCGCCATCCAGGGCGGCCCCATCGACTGGGACAGCCAAATCGCCGTGGAGTGCTACCAGCGCAGCGGCACCAGCACCGCGCCCGACCTGTCGCTCGATGCCCTCTGGGCCGCCACCTATGCCCGCCTCATGGCCAACAGCTTGCTGGGCGGCCTGCTGCAGGCCGAGCTCAACTGCACCGGCGCGGCTTACGACTTTGACATTGACGGCGAAAACCTTGCCTGCCTCACCAGCACCTGGCAAGCCAGCCACCGCACAACCAACAATTCCGTGGAGTAAATCATGCCCCGTTACATCAGAAATACAGTGATTCTTGCCAAAGTCGAGACCACCATCGGCACCGACGCCGTGCCCACCGGCAGTGCCGACGCCTGCCTGGTCAGCGCCATGACCATCAACCCCTTAAGCGCCAACAACGTGAGCCGCGACCTGGTGCGCGGCTACTTTGGCGGCTCTGAGCAGCTGGTCACCACCGCCTTTGTGAGCGTGGACTTTACCGTCGAGCTGGCCGGGTCCGCTGCCGCCGCCACCGCCCCGCAGTGGGGTGATCTGCTCATTGGCTGCGGCATGGCTGAGAGCCTGCTCACCACCCCCAACCGGGTCGAGTACCTGCCCATCAGCAGCGCCCTCAAAACCCTCACCATTTACTACTATGACGACGGCGTGCTGCACAAGCTGCTCGGCGCCATGGGCACCTTCAAGCTCAGCGCCAAAGTCGGCGAGCGGCCCACCCTGCAATTCAGCTTCACCGGGCTGGATGGTGGCATCACCGCCGCCGCCAACGCCACCGCCACGCTGTCCGCCTGGAAGACCCCGCCCACCATGTCCAAGGCCAACGTGGTCGACATCACGCTCGGCTGCACCTACGCCACCGGCGCCCTGGCCAGCGGCACCGTCTACCCCAGCACCGGCCTGGAGCTGGACCTGGGCAATAGCGTCGCGTATACCGCTTTGCTCAGCTCAGACCGCATTGACATCAGCCAGCGCGAAGTCACCGGCAGCGCCATGTTTGACCTGACCGCCGCCAATGAGGTGTCTTTCATGGCCAGCGTCAAGGCCAACACCACCCAGGGCCTGGGCTTCACCATCGGCACCGCCGCCGGCAACAAGATCATCATTCACGCCCCGGCGGTGCAGCTCATCAACCCCAGCAAAGGCGAGCTCAACGGCGACCGCCTCATCGGCTACGACCTGCGCCTGGTGCCCACGGCAGCCGGCACGGGCAATGACGAGCTGCGGATCGTCACCCAATAAGGGCGCACAGGTAAAGCAAAGCCATGTTCAAACTCAACCCCGCGCCCGAGTTCACCGCCCCGGCCCTGCTCAGCGCCTACGGCGAAGACGCGCGCCAAGAGCTGCAAGTGCGCTGGCGCCACAAAAGCCACACCGCCCTGCAAGCCTGGCTGGAGAGCGGCCGCAGCCGCGAGCGCCTAGCCTTCATTGGCGAGGTGGTGGCCGACATCACCGGCCTGATCGATGCTGAGGGCCTGCCCGTGCCCTACACCCCGGCGGTGCTGGCCGATCTGCTGGACAACTTCCACAGCGCCGGCTCCGAGCTGATCGAGGCCTACATCCAAGCCCTGCAGGAGGGCAGGCGAAAAAACTCATTGAGGCCGCCAGCCGCCTAAGCGGCGGGTGGCCCGACACCGAGCACATCACCCAAGCCCTTGCCGCCGTCGGCCTGCAAGCCCCTAACCCAGAGCCCAATTATCTAGAGATCTGGCCCGACAACATGCAGCCCTTCAACGTCTTTATCAGAATGATGCGCCAGTGGATCGTGGGCCCTGGCGGCCCCATCGGCCTGCGCCTGGAGGCCCTGCCGGTGGCCCTGCGGCTGGAGGGCGTGCTGCGCAAAGACTGGACCACGGTGGCGGACGGCGTGGCCGTCATGGAAGACGAGACCCTGCGCCTGCTGGCTGCGCGGAGGCATTAAACATGGCCAACGACGTCAGAATCATCCTCAGCGCCGAAGACCGCACCCGCGCCGCGCTGGAGGGCATCATTGGCCGCCTGGGCGACATGAACAGCGCCGCCAGCCTGGTGCGCGGTGGCCTGGCGCAGCTGGGCGCGGCCTTGAGCGTCGGCGCCCTGGTGGCCTGGGGCAAAGCCACCATTGACGGCGTCGACGCCCTCAACGACTTGGCCGACGCCACCGGCGCCTCCATTGAGAACATCAGCGGCCTGGAAGACGTGGCCCGGCGCACCGGCACCAGCTTTGACACGGTGGGCGGCGCCCTGGTCAAGTTTAACCAGGCGCTGGGCAACGCCAAGCCCGGCAGCGACGCCGAACAAGCCCTCACCGCACTGGGCCTCAGCGTCAAAAACCTGCAAGCGCTTGACCCCGCCCAGGCCCTGCTGCAGACCGCCGTGGCGCTGCAAGGCTTTGCCGACGACGGCAACAAAGCCCGCCTGACGCAAGAGCTGTTCGGCAAAAGCCTGCGCGAAGTCGCCCCCCTGCTTAAAGACCTGGCCGACAAAGGCGTGCTTAACAACAGCGTCACCACGGCCGCCGCGCAAGAGGCCGAAAAGTTCAACAAAGAACTGTT